GGAGTGTTTAGTAGAATACGGTCCAATAATTGGGCTCGTTTCTCTATGCTCATCAATTTATGCATTGTATAGTCATTTTTCTACTGAAGAACAAACTGAAGAACAGTCAAGTGCTAAAGCACACATGAAACCAGGTGGAAAATATCGATCATTAACAGAGATTGCGAAAGAACATATACCATTAAAGGAGCAAGCTCATTTAGAAAAGGACCAAGGTTCTATAGATGAAGCAAACTCATTAGTCCAAAAAAACATGGCTGCGATGATTGTCAATGGACAACATCGGGGTTACGTTTTATTTGTTGGAGGAACTTTAATCGTATTACCATCTCACTATATAAATATGTTCGATATGTGGGTGCGTGACCCAGAAGCGAAAGGTATAACCTTAGAAACCCCTATGTACTTAAGGCCATGCCATCCCACAGCTGATGATCATAGTGGATATGTTATTAGTATAAAAGATTTTCTCAAAGGTCATCTTCTTAATGAAGAACTAGCAAAGCGAGAATTAGCTTTTATCAATCTACCCGACCACATTCCACCTAAACGAAATATCATCAACAAATTCCGTTCAGCTAAGCAATTACGTGACAAGTACAGTTCTGTCTTATTGGCTAAAGGTCAAAAAGGGAATGTAAAGTTTTCTGGCACTGTGTTCATGTTTGCGAACAATGCCATTAGACAAAAGGCCCACACTCTCCGACAAAGTGATGGTGGCTTGAAAGAGATTATAAATGTTATAGTTTCATCTATGCCAACCACTGACGGGGATTGTGGAGCAGTCCTATTAGAAATTAACGCTAAAATGCCAAAAAAAATTTTAGGACTACACACTGCGGGCAATTCTGACATTGGAACAGCTGTTGCTGCTCCATTGTTCGCTGAAGATGTGGAATGGGCATTTAATGCCTGCGAAACTATTCAAAGTTCGATAGCTAATAAATCTGAAGATTTGGGAACAATATTGGATGATAGATATGTCGTTGAACAAATGGCGAAACCTGTGGATAGAGTCACTAAAAGTGAAATAGTTAGATCTAGTATGTTTGGATTATTCCAAGAACCAACACACTTTCCATCTATTTTGCGGCCTGTTGTGCGTGATGACGTTCTAATTGATCCTGTTATTAAATCTCTCAATAAGTACAATTACAATAGCGGAATTTATGTTCCTCCAACTGTCCTAAAACAAGCTATAGACTCAGAGATAGATTTTTATTTCAATGTGTCGCGATTTGATATTGAGAGACGAAAATTAACTAATGACGAAACTGTTATGGGTTTTGAATTTAGCACTGATTTTAGTCCTTTAAGTAGGCGTACGAGCCCTGGATATCCGTACTGTTTTGAAAAAGATGGTATGAAAGGAAAAACTTCCTGGCTAGGCGTAGATGGTGATTATCACTTATCTTCTCCTAAATGGTTGGGATTTTTAAAAGAGATTTCCATAATGGAAGACCAATTAGCAGAAAATATTATTCCAGAATTCATTTTTGTAGATAATCTCAAAGATGAATTGAGGAAGAAAAAGAAGATTGATGAGGTGAGCACTCGAAACTTTAGTGCTGCACCAATGAGTTTAGTTTTCTTATTTAGAAAATATTTTGGGACCTTTATAAATTGGTTTCACGCTAATAGGTTGGACAATGGTTCCGCAATAGGTATAAATCCGCACAGTAATGAGTGGCACATGCTCACTCTAATGCTTCAAAATAAGTCCAGCAGGATAAATGCTGGTGATTTCAAAGGTTTTGATACAGCCCACGCTCCTCAAATTTCTAGTGGGTTGTTGGCAATACCCATGAAATTCTATGAGAAATATAGCAATCCAAGAGATTATTCAATAAGAAGAACTTTGTGGACGACTCTATTGAGTACTCATCACTTATTTGAAGATAAAGTTGTGCGTTGGGAC